AGTACGCGCACCGACATCGTGGTAAATCGTTCCTTCGCTGGCATTGAACCCCATCGTGGTGAGGTCGAGGAGTTCGCAGTTGTCCGCATTCCTCGTCGCCGTACTCGCGCCCGTGGGGATGTAGGAGGATGCGCCGGAGCCTGTTTCGAGCATTGCGCCCCACATTTCGATAGCGTCGCCGCTGGTCACGATGCGGATGCCGACGCGGTGATCAGCCGTGTGGGTAAACGAATACCGCGTCCAAGTCGAGGTGATTGCCTGCGTTGTCCAGGTAGTTCCGTTGTCCTGCGTGTATTGAATGTTTCCCGTGCCGGTCACGCGGCGCAGCCACACGCTGAACGTGCGAGCCGCCGACGTGCCGATAGCCGCGCTGCTGATGACGGTCGCGTTTCCTGCGGACGCGGTGAACCGGATGGCCGTCGTGCCGTTTGCCGGATCGGCCTGCCCAGTCGTGCGAGTGATGCTGGTATCGGCCCAGTTGTTGTTCGTTCCGCCGCTGGTGGCAAACGATTCGCTCCAGTTCAGCAGGTTCGTCGCCTGCCCCTCCACCAACAGCCCCCTCGGAGCCTGCGTGGTCGGGTCGTAGTCGAAACGGGGGACGTCGGTGCCTGCCGTCGTGACGTAGCCGCTCGAATTGATGTACGTCGCCGTGGTGCTCGCCCGCGTGAACGTCAGGCGCGAGTCAAGAACGCCAGAGGTGAAGTCCAGCGAGAGCGTGGAGCCGTCGCCGAGCATGCCCTTGCGGAACATGGAGCCGATCATGGAATGGCCTCGAAGGAGGTGCGGACGTAAACGTTCGCGATGTGCAGATTCTCGGAGTTGGCCGACGGGTCCGCGTACAGGATCAGGGTGCCCCAGGAGTTCGCTGGCAGCGTCGCCGTCTGGGCGGCCGTGAACGTCGCCGTCGCCGTGCCGCCTGCCTGGTTCACGACCGCGCTGGTGCCCGTCACGCTAACGCTGCCGACCACAAGCTTCGCGACCGGGGTGTAGCCGGTCCAGTTGAAGTTCGAGCCGCCCACCTGGTGAACGTGGTACGCGACCTCATGGTTCTCGCCGCGGACGATGAACTGGGTCGGCAGGAGCGCCGCGAGCTGGAGATTAGGCATTACTCACCACCTTCTTCCTCGGTGCATCGGACTGGATTCGGACGGTCGAAATACGGCCACGCGGTGCCGTCCAAGGCATACACGACATAGACATTTACGACGGCCGCGAGCGGTGTCGTAGGCCACGCAGAACCATTCCACACGCTGCCGACGGGTCCGACGGTGCTCGCCGGGGTCGTGATGTCCATGCCATCTACCATTGTCGCGGTGTTGTAATACTCGCGCAGATTCAGGACCTCGAGATAGTCGAAGCTCGAGCAGTTCGGCGCGGCAATTCCGCCGCCGGCGAGCGACGGCGGATAGAACGCCTCGACCTGGTATTTCCAGCGGTTCGCCGTGATCAGCGTCGCCTGCGACAAGCTGCACAGGCCGAGCCTGGCGACGTTGCCGCCGACCACGAGCTGCCGGGCCTTGGCGAGCCCCTGCTGCGACGCCGACACCGTCCTCGAAGCGTCGGCCATGCCCTGCATGACGTGCCGATTCGCGCCCGCGTAGAGCCCCTTGGTGAAGATGGGAACCTGGTAGGCCATCAGGGGATCGCGGTCGGTACGGGTGCGGTCAGTTCCGACAGCTGCGCCGCGGTGACGAGCGAGCTGAACGCCGCCGTCGAGGTGTATTTCTGATACCAGAAGATTTCGTCGGCCTGGAGCACTTGGAACGACCCGTAGGTCGCGCCCGGCACCAGCACCGGCTGCCCGGTTGGGTTCGGTGCCGGGATCTGCTCGAGGTGGTACCACTCGTCGTGCAGGAAGGTATGGGTAATGCGGTAGTAGTTGTCGATCGGCGCAGCTTGGAAGCCGCGGTACAGGAGCGAGCCCTGCGGGTAGCCAATGAATGTGGCGTTGTTCCGCTTGCCGACGGTGCTGCTGTACGTCGAGTAGGCGGGCTCGGCCGCCGGCGTTCCGCTCGGGAGGGTGCGATCCCACCATACTTCGACCGAGACAAGCGTCTGCGGGACCTCGTATTCGCGAGGGTTGCCGTTGAGATCGACCGCGGTGCCGCCGATGTCGGTATAGCCCGACGGTGTTCCGTTCGCCGGCAGCGTCGCGCCCGATCGGTAGAGCGCCGCCTGGCGGATGCTCGTCGAGCGGGTCACGATGCAGAATTGGCCCGCACCGTCCTGCAATGGTCCGCGGGTCGAGTACCGCACGGTCACACGCCAGGCGTACGTCCGCTCCATGAGCGGCGTGACGGTGACCTCGCGGCTGACTAACGTCTTGTGATAGCCGTCGCTTTCATGGACGAATGAATTGGGCCGCTGTCGTGGGCGCGGGACAGCCGCCAGCATGGCTACGTTGCCCGGGTACGGATCCAACGCGCTCGAAGGCGACCAAGTGACCGTATAGACGGCCGTGAGGGAACATTCGTTCGGGAACGGCTCGAGCTGGTAGCTGCGGCTTTCCTTGAATTCTTCGACGGTGAACGTGCCCATTAGTTGTCCCTCGCCATCTTCTCGATGCCGCGGGCCGTCTTCTCGGCGTAGGACATGCCGCGCGCCGAGCCCATGCCGCCGGCGAGGCCCTGCCCACTCAAGAAATCGTCTCCAAACGGGTTGAAGAATCGCTTGATCGGATTTGCGACCGGGTTCGCAATTGGCCCGCCGCCAAGGACACGCCCTGGATACTCGCGCAGCCGGTCGGCCATCTCGGTGAAGAAGCTCTTGAAATCCTCGGCCGCGGCCTGCGACCCCGCCGGCGCAGCCATGAGGCGCTGTGTTTCCGAAGCGATCGCCCGCTGTTTGACCTGTTCAACAGCCTGCATTTCCGACGCCATCACGGGCCCGAGCGCCATGCTTTGGCGCATCTTGGCAAGCTCGGTCTGCATCTGCGCGGCCCGAGCCTGCGGCGAGAACCGGGACGCAATTTCCTGTATTTCGAGGTTGCGGCGGTCGATCTGCTCGAGCACGTTCCGCATCATGGCGAGCGCCGAGGACACGCCCTGGATTCCGGTCGCGATGGCCGTGGCTGCGGTCGCCTTGTTGATCTTGCCGAGCTGGCGGTTGACGTCGTTGACGCCGCGCACGACGCCCGACGGGTCCACCTCGGCCCGGATGACGGCCTTCATCTCCTTAGCCATGGAGCGACCTCCCGAGCTCCTGGATGCCGTTGCGGACCCATGGGAGCAGTTCGTGGGCAGGCTTGCGCGTCATGGTGCAGGCGATGCAGGAAAGCAGCCACTCGCAGCGTTCAAGCGTGGTGAACTCGGTCGCGGCGATGTTGCCTGGCATCGTCATTCGGGTTGCCTCGTCTCCGTTGCGCCAGCGCCGCCGTTCGGCGGCGGAGTAGGGCGCTTCTTCGTGACCTCCGAGAGCAGCCAGTCTGACAATTCCGCCCGCAGCCGGCCGAGGTCGGTGGCATCCGTCACGAATGCCGAGCCGTCTTCGCATTGCAGGTTCGACGCGAACCACCACCGATCCGCGCCTGCCCGAAGGTAGTCCTCCATGGTGGCCTCGCGGACCAGCACGACGCCGAGCTCTGGGTGCTCGACGCGCCGCGTCTTGGCGAAGAGATGGGTCAGGTCCCGCGGCATCAGGCTTCGTCCAGGGACAGGGACCAAATGCCGGGCCCGGTGCCATCGTCGGTGCGCGAGGCGCTCGTAATGTGACCCGTGATCGTGTACGCGATCGACCCTTGGTCGGTGTAGGTCAACACGACGCTCCGGTTGACGGCGTCCGCCAGCGTGGTCGGGTACAGGTGCGTCCGAAGGTTGTTGTCGGTCGTGCTGTCCTGCGCAAGCATCTCGAACGTCGCCGTCCTGCGAATGCGACCCGGTGCCCGCTTCTCCCGGAAGTCTGAAATGGTCGTGACGTCGAGCGATGCCCGCTCAAACGACACAGACACATTCCGCACCGGAAACGTCGTTGCGCCGCCGCCGTTGAAATTGAGCGTCCCGGTTCCGCCGAATCCGATGATCGTTGGCATGTTTTAGCCTTCCCTCACTTGCATGGTGAGCGAGATGGTGATGGTCCGTTCGGCGTCCTGCTGCCCATCGTCGGGCGACTCGGCACCGGTTGCGAAGCTGATAGTTTCGACGCCGATGCGGCATGAGCTCGACGGCGTGGTAGGCGTGAAATTTGGGTTCGCGCTGAAATACGCGCCGATGGAATCGGCAATACTTGCGATTTCAAGGAGGTTGTCGCCGATGACCGTGATGGTCGCCTCGACCGCCCAATGCCCCGAGAACGTGCCTGGATGATGCTGCACAGGGGTGCAAGTGCAGTCGTACACGGCGACGGGCGTCGGCGTTCCAGCCACGCGCATGGACGCATTGAGAGGCGTGGCAGGACTAGCCGTAGCGCAGGCCGCGGCGGCGTAGTCCACGAACGACGTGAGCGCGTCGTAGTAACTCACGACAGGGCCTTTCGTGCTTCGACAATGATCTGCTCGGCAACGGCCTCGAACATGGCCTGCGCCGATCGACGAGCCCACCGGAGCGAGCGGTACGAGCCCGGAACGCGCTTGCCGCTTGCCTTATGCCGGAAACCGCCCTCGAGCAGGTGCCAAATCTTCTGCCGATGGCGAGCCCGCTTGGCCGCGTAATCGACGCCGATCTCGAACATGAGCCGAGCTCCTGGACCGGAGCCCATGCGCCTCGGACCGTCGAGCTTGACGGCCGAGGCGATGGCGCGACGGTGGATGCCGGTTCCGTCGTAGTTGGCCGTGCGCCACACCGTCGCAAGGGTCTTGACGTATGGCTTGGTGGCTGTGCGGATGGCCCGTCGCCGCACGTTCTCGGCGACGCGAGCAGGCAGGCGCTCGAGCAGCCTGGCGGCTTCGACCTTGTTGACCGTGACCTTTACCTTGGTGCCCAGGCGGGCTCCGGCGGATGGGCCGCGGATCATGGCAGCACCTCGGTCGCTTCGATCTCGAGGCGGCGCTGGCGGCCGTCGCGGTCCCAACACCCGCGGAGGTTGAAGTACCGCGTCGTGCCGCGGTCCACCCACTTGAGCCGGCTGCGCGTCGTAACGTCGGGATGCCAGGCGGCGAGGATGCGCCAGTCGGTGCGGATGGCCGGGCCGCCATCGTCTACTACGTCATTCGTCTGCATCTGCTCGGCATGGCAGGCAATGACCACGACGTCGGACCACGTTTCCGCTGCCTGGCCGAGTGAATCCGTCGTGACGCTGCGATTCTGCACCGTCATGGCGTACCGCAGCATTCCCGATGGAACGTGCGCCATCAGCCGATCCCCTTCCCCATCATGCCGGAAATCCGATCCCAGTAGTCGCTCGACAGGGTGACGGTGTCATCACCGCGGCTCGCAACGTGTTGCGTGACACGCTGTAACAGCGCCATTTCGAGGAGCGGATTCAGCGTGTTCGAGCCGCAGCTCACGGTCAGGATGAGCGGGTACGACAGGTCATCCTCGTCCAGGCTTGCGTACTGGAGCCCGTTGATGGTGACCAGCGTCAGGTTGACCGTGACCGAATTGTCATCGACGCACGTCGCCGCCGTGACCGGCTGGCGGGTGAGAAGTACCAGCTTCTCCGTGTTCGTTGGCTCCACGCCGACGTACTGCGTCCGCGTGGTCGGGTCCACGACCCAGCCGGTGCGCTCTTCGAGCTCGCGCACGGCGGCCGCCCAGGCAATGCCAATGGCCGGATCGTCCTCGGTGTGAGGAATGCGAGCCCAGGCGCGGTACTTGGCGAG